GTTCATTTTTATTTAAAATATTTTCTGGATTAAATAAAAATATGAGCGAACAAGATAACGATAAAGGATTTTATGAACCTTATGAGTACAAAGGTTATGAGCCCGAACTGCATGAGGGAAAACTTACATCTACACAACCTTTACCCGCAGATGTATCAGAAATTTTTAATCAACTAAATACTACTGGGTTAGGAGGTCATAGAGACCCCCTTTGCGTGGATATGAATTATACCAAAAACAAGTACAGATTTTCAGTACTTCCAAAAGAAGAACGTGTTAAAGGTACTCCTCAAGATATTCAGAATAGATACACTTTTTGGTATATTAACGATTGGAAAGAACGTAGTAGACTATCAAAAATTCTAAGTATTCTATGGTATTTACCAGGACATTTGTATCGCAAATATCTTTCAACTTTAGATTATAAGTTTTACTATCGTGGATTGATATCTTTTCTAGATAGAACTAGACAAAAAATCATCTCAAAATCAGAATAATTAAACTTTTATATTATTTTTCTAAAAAAGATTTTATATATAATAAATATATAAAATACTATCATGGAAGAATCCAAAGAAAAATTAGTAAATATACAACCTCTTGAAGAGAAACCAAGAAAGACTAAACCTGCGGGTAGAAAACCTGATACAGCCGAACAAAAAGCACAGAAACGTATGGCTAAAAATTTAAATCCCGTGAAAGATATTGTTAATCTCACACCTGCTCGAAAGAAGGCAATGGAAAAAGCAAGAATGACAAGAGACTTAAAACGGGAATATCGCAGAACAGATGACGAGCAAAGAAAGTATGATTTGGCCGTCCAAATCAATGCTCTCACACCTAACAAGGTTGAAGTTCCCAAAATGAACGGAGACCTAAAACAAAAAATCAAATATCAAAATCCAACCTATGGAGAGGAGGGTATCGAACCCAGTTTGTTGGAACAAAATCCCACTCTTAAAAATATAGAACAACCACAATATGCTGATAAAATGCTCCAATGGTCCAATGGAAGTCAAGAATTGTGGGCTGGTAAAATCAGTGAGTTAGAGACGAAAATGAATAATCTAGATAATTACTTGTCTAAAATTAGAGTGCTTTCAGGCGAAGGTACAAGCGGAGATTACGGAAACCCGGCTAATGTCAAACAAAACCACTATATTATTCCACAAAATCAAAAGGTAACCCCCAATCAACCGGTATTCGACCCGTCACCATTCCATTCCTCTCTAATGTTTAGAAATTCCGTTATGAAGAAAAAATAAAACACAAAGTATTTTTATACTTAAAAAAGGTATAAAAATCATTAAGACAAAATGTTTACGATAAAAATCTACCCAAAATATAAGGTCTTAAAAACTCTATCAAAATATCATACATCTCCATTTCAACTTGGTCGTTCAAAAATGTGATATTATGTTTCAACAACATATATGTTATCAACTTACTCTTCAAATCTGTAATAACATCATCTAAGGTCTTATCTAAATCCTCCAATTGTCCATTCTCATTATAATAATACATTTATGTTTATTTAGGTTTATTTATTTTTCTGTATTATTTTAATTTCAAATTTACTTTTCATTTTTTTTATGGATTCTTCTAAAGTCGGTTCAGACCAAAGTAAATTTTTAGCCCAAGCACCTGCGGTATTTAAATCATTCCAATTCTCATTGAGTTGATGTCTAACGATATATGAAGTTTTTCTCGCAAGGTTTTTATGCATTGTGTAATCTTCATAACCCGAGGCACCGAAGTGGATTGTTTTACCTTCTGGTGTCTCAATCATCCATTTTTTATCTTTCCGTGTTGATTTAGATAAAGTATAAATTGGTTTTGTCATGTTTAGTAAAATTTTAGTATTTATTAATAAACATACAATGCCTTACCAAATTAAAAAGAAACCGGGGACCCAAACGAGGTTCAAAGTTGTTAATACAAAGACCGGATATGTCCATTCCAAGGGAACTACCTTGAAGAAAGCCCAAGCCCAAGTCCGATTGTTGGCACAGATTGAGAAGAAACCGGTAAAGAAGAAATAAAATTAGTAGGAATATACATACTTTCTCTTACTTTTGCATCATTTATCATCTTCATCACATCTTGATGAAATCTTGTTTTTCTATGACTGGTTAAATTAATAACTTCACGTCCACACTCACATTTCTTTAAATCTGTCGAATTCCACCCTTCTCTATGACTCTCGTAATATTTTTTATCATATTCCTTTTTTAGTGCTTTCTTTTCCTCTTTGGTTAAAGTTGATCGTCTAGTCATTTTTACTAAAGATTTATAATACAATCCTATGTTTTTAAATTAGTTGATTATAAAATAGTAAATAAGTTTTTAATGGATTATTTTTAACGTTTTTTACTCAATGATTTTCAGGTTAAATTTTAGTCTGAAAAAAACATTCATTTTTTTTCCAGGTTCAAAATTGAGATGGTTTTAAAAAAATTTGTCCCACCCTGTCAAATGATAATTGTATAATAAAAATAAAATAACAGGGTGGGACAAATTTTTTAAATCTGACTTGATTTTTAGGGTGGAATTTTTGGGTCTAAATTTTCCAAGTTAATTTTTAGATTGGAAAACAAAAATAAAAAAGTGGTTTTTTTTAAAACAACTTAATTTTGGAGATGGAAAAATACAGAGTTTTTATAACGGCTTATGAATTCATCTGTATATTTACATTCTACCGATTTCCCATAATCACTATCTAAGATATCTTCAGGTGTAACATCTTCGACAGATATGACTTCATCTGGTTGGGGAATTTTCAGAAGTCCTCTGGGTGAGCCCTCGGTGGTGAGCAGTAATCTTTGTCGTGGACGATTTAGGACTGGAAGAACATCCATTTCAAGGTCTTCTGATTTCAATTCTGGAATAGGTAATGTAGTATCAAATATCAAGGGGGTCCGTAATCCTAACTCAAAGCCTCCGTTGATACGCTTTTTAGACCATTTACCATCAGGTTTTTTATACCTGACTTCTTTTTTTTCGATAGGTCTAAATACCATTCCAACGTGTCCAACGATAGAGTTGATTACACCTAAGAATTGTGGTTTGTCTATCTTGGATTTATCCATACAATTATAGTTTTTTACATCCTTTTTAAAGTTGTCATCGAGTTTAAAATTGTGAATATATCTCGTGAGTTTGTCTTTATGATCCTTCTTAAATAAGTCTGTAATAATAGCTCTTTCAATCTTAATCATATCCTCGTTAGAAACGACTGTGTGTTGCCAAATATACTCAAGTCCAAAAAAGTCTGGATTAGTAAGAACATACTGGGTATCTAAAACACCACTACGGAAACCTTTTAAGGCTTGTCGTAATTCAGGGGTTCCATATCTATCATCTTTATGTGTTAGAGTAAATGTATCATTAGTAGCTTCCATATCGAATGTAATTTTAGGTAAATCTAAACCATTATTAAGACCAACATCTGTATCACTAAAAATCCTATCAATACACTTGAATTGTGGAATAAAATATTTTTCAATAGAACCTAAACATGTCTGAACTTCTCTGTCATTTTGACCTTGAACCAAACCAGCTGCAATAGGACATTTATGAGCTACTAAACCTTCAAACCGATTAATATCGTCGTCGGTGATTTGACCTTTTGAGGATAGACGTCTAACGAGATTGTATTTCTTGAATTTAGGGTCATTAGTCTTATGGTCGTCTTCAAGTTGTTGGGCTTCTTCATCAGTAATCATAGGAGCAAATAGAATTTCAGTAGCACGTTCTTCTTTAGCAACAACAAGGTTTTCTACAAGTTCCTTGGATTTTTCTGTTTCTTCTTCTATGAAATCAATATCCTTGATAATATACGATTCCTTGAGTCCAGTGATTAGGAATTTTTGAAAGAACATATACTCGTATGATAGAGTAGAATAGACATGACTGAATAGTTCAAATTTTGGATTTAAAATTAGGGTTTTTTGATAAGTATCATAGTTCCATTTGATATCACATAGATTATCAGGATGGAAATTTTTGTGGAATACGTTGGACTGATTGTTATATATCAACTTGAGAATTTGTTTCTTGGTAAGATATTTAGGATATTGTTGATTTACATTAGATTGGATATGAATATGGACCAACTCGGACTTGATATTTCTAACTCTATCAATCATCTGACAACTATCAAATGGGGAACTTGTATTTTTAGTAAAAAAACACCAAGTCTCATCAAAGTAGTCTTTTACATCACAAGAAATACCAGAAGTAATAGTAGGAGAAATACAAACAACATCAAATTCAGTCCAACGTTCAGGGTGTTTAATATATTCCTTGATTTCAGGGGTGTCTCTATTATCTTGATTGATGTATAGATATTTTGCTCCACTATATTGTAGAATAGTTGTCATTTTGAGAACAGAGATAGTAGAAGGAACATATAACTTTTTACCACTTTGAACGGCTTGTTTGAAGTCTTCGATATATAGATTTTGGTCTTTGTAGAATTTTACACTTCTTGATTTTCGGGGTTCAACTACAATATTTTTAAAAATAGTGTTTTCTTCAAATGGTCCGTCTTTACGGATTTCCTTGATAAAATCGAGGGTTTTTTGAGAGATGTTTGCATCCGTGATAAATATATAAGGAGCGTTTCTAATGAGGGACCAAAATATGAGTTGATTAGTATGAAGATTTTTTCCGTGGGTTCCTTGGGACATCATTTGGGGAAGAACACTTGTTAATTCATCAAGAACGAGAACACCATCATTATTAAAATCACGCAAAGTTTCTTGGGTAAATCTATGGAGTGATTCAGAACAAATAATAGTACATTCTCCGACTCCATTAATTTTAGAATTCTCATTATCGAGGTAAGATTTAGTCCAATCATATTTAGTAGTTATGGCTTGAATAAGGGAAATACGGTTTAGAATACTAATAATAGTTCTCTTACCAAGTTTTTTAAATATCTGATATAACGCTTGACTTTTTCCAAGTCCCATAGAAGCTTTCAAAACTGTAATAGTCCCCCGTAGGAGTTTGTCGATATTCAAATCATCTTCACATACATCAGAGATATATTCATCTGGTTCTAATTTTTTTACGATTTCATTATCCAAAGACCTGCGTTTGGGCATCGTAGTAATAATTTTTAGTAATTCTTGAATAGGTTTGTCTTTGATACTAAATTTTTTATGAGTAAATTCTATGACATAATTCATTCGTTCAAAGACAAGTTTAGACAAATTTGTCATAAATTCTTGTACCCATTCATCTGTTCGTTTAATCTTAGTATTATCGATACATAGTCCATCATAGGCATAAATTCGGATTATAATATTTTGTTCTTTACAATAATCCAAGACAATATTAATGATTTGACGTTCGAGTTGAGTATTAGTAGAATATACGAATTTTTTTATTTGGTCTAAACTCGTGAGAGCATGTTGTTCTTTAATCCATTGAAGAGAACGTTGGATTTCAATACAAGCTTTAGTAATATTAATTCGTGCTTGTCTTCCTTCCTCACCAAAATCAGTGTCAATATAGGGAATATCTCCACCATTGATAGCTGTAATGATACAAACCTTTGGTTCTAATTCTGGATATATATTATTGTAATATTCAATCCATTCTGACCGATTTTTACAATAATCACGGAAATATTGGAGTTGTTCTACTGGATATTTATTTTTTAGGAGATATTGAAGCCAAATGGAACCGTGGGCGTTTTTAATATCAATATCTACTATTAGGGGATTTCCCTTCTTGTCCAAGAGACATAGATTTCTGACGGATTTTGGGAAATTAATAAGGGAAATACCCTTATCTGCATATACCCGACCTTCATATTGATTTCCTAAATGATCCACTTCTTTTCTGGATGAGATATAGTCAGTATCAATTTCCCTAATAGACTGCAAGATTTCTTGTTCTGATTTTTTTAATTTATTTAAATACTTTTGTCCTACAGGTAAGAAGTTGGCAAGTTTAATAGTTTTTTCTCCGTCCATATTGATTTCGTTTTCGTAGCTTGGAAGACCATACTCTACAATTTGGTCCCAAGCACCCATAATAGAGCTAAAATGTTGAATGTTGCAAATTTCTTTGAAAGTCATTCTTTGTTTTATAATATTCATAATATTTTTAAATAACAATATTGATTAGTTTATATTTTTGTTTTATGGTTTATTTATTTAAACGAATTAATCAATCTGTAATCAATTTAAAAAGATAGAACTGATTATAAAACAGATAATGAGTATCCAATTAAATGAAGGACAAATACGAGCTGTTGATAAAATGTATAATTTTTTTAAAGATACGATAAAACAACTTTTTCAAGTTGATGGACCAGCTGGTAGTGGAAAATCTACAATAACAAATATTGTTGTTAAAAAAATATTAGAAGAATATGATATAAAAATAGTTGTTTGTGCACCGACAAATAAGGCTAAAAAGGTATTACAGAAATTTTTTAAAAATGCTGGTTTATTGTCGTTCATTGAAGTAATGACTATTCATCAATTCATGGGTAGTAAAATAGATTATGATGATAACGGCAAAGTAAAATTTGTATTTAGTCATAAATGTAAATGGAAGGGTGAATATGTGAATTCTTACTCAATTCCGCTTGTGATAGTCGATGAAATTTCTATGGTTGATGAAGAACTTTATGGACACTTTATATCTTATATGCGATTAAATCCAAAAATGAAAATAATAACTTTGGGAGATAGTTTCCAACTACCACCAGTTGATGATAACTCTGAAAAAACAAAACCAAGTCCATTTTATAATCATCCTATTGATATTAGGTTATATGATAATATGAGAAATCCTAATGTTGAATTTAATCAGTGTATGGCTAAATTGAGGAAATGTATCGAGATAGAGCAAGAAGATCCAACTTTAATGGATGATATTGAAAAATTAGAATGTATTAAAATTATTAAGGCACCAAAATATATTAATCCAAATATGATTTCGTATAAAATTATTTATAAATCCGAATTTGCTAAAAAAAATCAAAGTATCCAATTTTTAAATTTTATACGAAAAAAAACAAATTTAAATTGTGTTGGTAATTATAATAGAGCAATTAGAGAACATCTCTTTAATATTAAGTCTACTGATAGTTTGAATATTAGAGAAGGAGAACAACTTGAAGTCACAGATACATTTTCAGTTTTTGAGAATTCGGATATAGTTCGAGTTAGTAATATATCAAGTTCAAGTGTTATATTAGATTTTACGGAATTTTTAACATTAAACCCTATGGGACATTATATAGTTGATGATATTTTAGAAGAAAAATTTTTTTGTCAAGTTCAAGAAATTAAAAACCACGGCAAAAAGATAGATATTCTCGAACTGGAAATCTTAGATGTTTCAGAAATTATTTCAATAGTTAGTAGAGATGGTATTAACTTGGAATTATTTGATGAATATATTGATATACTTAAACAAGTAATAATAAGTTTTTTATTAAGTTATAAAAAGCATACATTTTATACAGAAATTCGACGACAATTATGGTCTTCGTACTATGCTTATAAGAAAAGTATAAATGCACCAGTTACTGAATTTTATGCTTCTACAATACATAAAAGTCAAGGTTCTACTTATGATGTATGTATTTTAAATTATAAAAGTTTTAACTGGTTAGGAGATAGTGTTTTTCGTATGAAATTGTTATATGTTGGTCTTACTCGAAGTAAAGGTATTACATATCTGATTTTATAGAAAAAAAAACTTTAGTAAAGATGTTTACTAAAGATGTTTACTAAAGATGTTTACTAAAGATGTTTACTAAAGTTTTAATCATTCCACCAGTTTAGTTCTTTACAAATCAGACACCGAAACATATTACATCTTGAATAATATACACTCGTAATTTCGTCAAAACAATTTCGACAAACTTCACTATTACAGTACATGCAAATAACATGAATTTTTGAATATTTAGTAAACATCTGTTTATAACCTTTAATCGGGCAGAACTTACATTCTATTAATTTTTCAGTAAGAACTTTGTAGTAGGCAGGAAAATACTTTTCAGAACGGATTTGAAAGGGATATACTTCTCCATGGTCTGTATCGAAAGATATAGAACTCTGATACGCGATGAATTGATTTGGATCATTTATCATCTTATTCATATACACCCTACTAAATATTCCACGATATTTACTACAAGATTTAACAAGGTCTAAAAAAATTACAATTTTCCCTCTTTTTCTACAATAACTAATAAATTTCTCAATAATTTCTGGTCTTTCTTCTGGATAATAAGGTAATCTAGGGTCGGGAATATTAAATTTCATATTAATCATTATAATATGAAATTTTTATTTTTAAACGGCAACAGGAGTAGTTTGAGCTAATCTCTCGGCCTTCTTCTTTTCTCTTGCTAATTTCATTTTCTCAGACCAAGCCTTCGCTTCTTCACTCCCTTTTTCCATAACATTTCTCTTTTTAGGAATAGGAGTGTTTTCAACAGGAAGGATAGATGGTTGAGCAACAGCATCTTCCTTGGTTGTTTTCTTAAGTTTTAGAGAAGACTTTTCATTTTTAAAGACGAGGTCATCATATCCTTTGGGTTTTTTAACAGTTCTTGGGGTTTTAACTGGTTGTGTTGTAGTTGAGTTTTCCTTCTTTTTACTAGCCATTGTTTTATTTCGTTATAGAGAATTGTTTAAATAAACTATACATACCATAAGATGGTTGTATCGTATGAATGTAACATACTTTTATGCATCTCATTTTTTTTAAAAATATCTATATCTAAACTCTCAATCCATTTTGCCTTGGAAATTCTAAGATGATTAATTAAACCACCGTTGAGTTCAATACCAGATTTTTTAAATATCCTTCTTGAATTGTACTCCCAATTGTTTTCATATCGTTTGATAAACTTGTCAGTGAGTTTCAACCAGTTTTCTACCAACAATTTCCAAACCAAACCATCTTTAGGTATATCGTAATATATTGGTTCTTTGTCATACATCGTCTTACCTACGACCAACTTAAATTTACGAGTTGATAGGATATATTGGTTTATTTTTTCATTACTTTCATTTTCTACAACTATAGCATTATAGTAATTATTTCTAAGACATTCTATTTCAAAATAAGAAGCAAAACATATTTGTATCCATATATCTGTTTCTCCAAACAACCAAGAATTATAATTATTTTTTAACCAAGTCCAATTACTACTATTTAGTTGCTTTTTTTTTCCGAATTTTTTTGATGAGATTGTTGTGTCTTTAGAGCTCTTACTGGTTCGAACAATGTATTAATTTTACTTATATCATTAAAAATACTATAGTGTTTATTGATTTTGAAAATGAGAATGAAAAAATTATATATATTCCGATACGATTTTCCCTCGTTTTTCTTTATCTCTTCTTGTAATAATAATACAACATTATCCAAATCTCCACGTCTCATACTATCTAAAATCGAATTATTCCAGAATACCCAATAATTTTTGTAACTTTTGTCAGTAAAGAAATTACTCAAAATTTTTTCACAAAATTCTTGTCTTGATTTAAATTCTGGGAATTCTAATGGTAATCTAACTGGTTCGGAAACTGGTTCAGAACAAACAGATTTTTCTTCAATATCATCGGAAACTTCAGAGTCGTTTTCATAAATTTCTTGAGGTACAACATCGGGTTCTAAAATAGTTGGTTCTTCAATTTTTACTGAAACTGGTTCTTCCACAACTGGTTCTGAAATAAGTTCCTCAACTGGTTCTACAGGTTTATTCCCCATTAACATACTAATTAATTCTTTAGATTCAGAAAAACTAAATCCTTTGATAGTAAAACTAATACTACTATTATAAAATACTACTTCAGTCATTTTTTATAATAGTAGTAGTATTTAATTCATTTTTTCAATTTAAACAACTTTGTGCGGAACGAATTGAACATCTTTAGACGAAGTTTTCAATTAAATTGATTTTTTTAAGATTATATCAGAGAATATATTAACCTGGTTAGAAGTAATGGTGAGAATTACAAAA